GGTTCTGAAGGCAACATACCCGCTGCACCAGAGAACAGACCATTCGAGTCAGTGTACGTCTGCAAGGAAAGCAGCAGCACAATCTTGGACAATGACGGCCTGTATTACCAACCCTACATTGTTACTCGTATGCTTAAGAGTAGGCATGACGCAGGCTTTGGTCGATCCCCAGGTACGCAATCATACCCAACCGTTCGGGTACTAAATCGTGCCATACGGGACATTAGCGTAGCCGTAGAAAAGGGCGTTCGTCCCCCAATGCTGGTTCCCAAGGACAGTTCCTATCGCAAAGATGACCGTGCTGGTGGTGAGATTATGTTTGATCCACACACGCCCAACGGCGTACCCCAGCCCTACCTTGTGCCGTTTGACATTCAAAGCGTTAATTGGTTCATTAGTAGACTGGAAGGTCAAATCCGCAATGCGTTTTTTAATGGAATGTTTAAGTTCTTTACTCAGCAGGACGTTGCTACTACGGAAAAGACGGCGTTTGAGGTTCAGATGCAAGCGGAAGAACAGCTTAAACTTTTTACTCCAATCTTTCAAAACATCGTAGACGAGTGCTTAAATCAAATTATTGAAAACGTCTTTATCCAGATGTCGCTAGTTGGCGATTTTGACGATCTGCTTGAGGCGTCAAACCTTGAGGATCTTAGCAATTTTAGTGTAGTATACAACAGTCGTATTGCTTTAGCGGTTAAGTCACAAAGAACACAAGGCTTAGTTCGGGTAGCACAGGCTGCACAGGTGATAGAAGCATTCGTTCCAGGTGCCGGAGCAAGGTCTCTTGACTGGGAACGTGGGCTAAAAGAGATTGCAATTAACTCTACGGTTCCTGCCGAGATTGTTAATGACGACGCTACTATAGATCAACTTAAGCAACGCGATGAGCAAATCGCAATGCTTAGCCAAGAGTTGCAGCAATTGCAAATGGCTGGGCAGGCCGTGTCCCAAATGGGTGGCGTTAGTCTTTAATTTATGGAAGAAGGAGAAAAGGACTTAGTTAAAGCATATCAAGAATGCTTTAATAGTAATTACGGCGAAACTGTTCTGGAGCATCTTAAGGATGTTTGCAGAATGAATCAGTTTGGCGTAGACCCTAATGTAACCAATGAGGAACTCAGAAGCTATCATTTGCTGAGTCGCATTGTAAACTACATTGAGTACATGCGAGGGCTAGAAAACTTTCAAAGACCTGAAGTGGATGGTCCATTTCGGATAATCAACGAAGCATAATGCCTACAAAAAAAACAGCAAAAAAGGCCACTAAAAAAGTGGCTACTAAAACTGCGTCTACACCCAAGGGTCCGACGCTCGAAGAAAGACTAGCTATGCCTATTGAAAAGGCTTATCCCGATGCCCCAGGGCTTCGCAGTTCTCATGGGGATAAAGATCCTAATTTCGTAACATGGCTAAGCAAAACTCATCCTGAAGATTACAAGGCTAGGTATAAACATAGATATACTATCCTTGATAATCGAGAAAAGAAAAGTGGCCCATCGCTTACTAAGCAATGCGTTAATGCCCAGAGACAGGGGTATGAAGATGCCCGTTCTCGTTTGGGATACAATGCAGACGAGCATGGCTATGAAGGCATAGTCAAGCGCGAGTACGAAGTTGGCTATGAAAACGGAGGAGGTACACTATGAGCGAAGAATCAACAAACCCACTAGCAACAGAACCAGTAGAAGTACCCGCAGTTGAGCAGGCAGAGGCAGCACCCGCTGCTCCTGCGGCTCCGGTTGCCACAACAAACTTGAAAGAGTTTATTGGGGATGACTTGTCATTCAAGGAAAACATATTTGACAAATTGCCATTAGAAGATGGTGAAAACGTCGATAAGTACAAAGCCCTTGGCGATAAGTTTAACTCAGTTGGAAGTTTGGCCAAGTCCTACCTTAACTTAGAGCGTATGCTTTCTAAGGAAAAAATGCCCATTCCAACAGACAATGATGGTGATGAGGTGTGGAACCAGGCTTACAAGGCTTTAGGTAGACCAGAATCTCCCGAGGGTTACCAGGCCCCAGAAGGAATAGACTCAGATGCAAAAGCTGCAACTGACGCAATCTTTCACGAGGCTGGTCTTTCTCAACGTCAAGCATCTAAGCTTTATGGGCAGATAGCAAAGGCACTTGAGGAAAATGCCAACAACCAGCAGGAACAGTCTACTCAAGGTGTAGAACAAGCAGTTCAAACATTAGAAGCAGACTTTGGCCCTCGTGGTGGGGATGGCTACCAACAGGCTTTAGACAAGGCTCAAATAGTTGCTAAGCACCTAGGGCTTGATGTTGCTGACTTCTGGACCATGCCTGGGTTTGCCTCTCGCTTAGCGTCTCAGTACGATACGTTGATGGGGTCTAAAATTAGGGGTGTTGAGAATACTAGCATAACGTCATCTCAAAGCATTGACGACCAGATCCACGATATTCAAAACAACCCATCAAACCCTTACTATACTGCGTACAGGGATGGGGATCGTGCCGCTCATCAAAAGGTTCTAAAGCTTTTTGAAGAAAAATCATCACTAGCCCTTTCATAATTATTTATTATTTTACTTGACATTTCAAATGAAATAGTGTATAATGTGCGGCATTCTAATCAGACAAGCCTTGTGCCCTGTGTCGGAAGCCCCTGCCAGTGTTGACTGGGAACAGGAAATAAACCTGAACTATAACAACTAATTATATTACAATATGTCCTCACAATATCCTAACGCATTCTCACAGAAGTTTGCCTCGGACGTGCATATTCAGTATCAGCAGGGAGCTTCTCGTCTTAAGGGTAAGCTTGCTGAGCGTAGCATGGTTGGTGGAGAAGCTATGTTTTTGCCCCAGGTTGGAGCAATTACTAGCGGAACTTCCTACACGCGCGCTGCTGACACTGCCTATATCGACACGCCTCACGAGACTCGCAAACTTACTGCAACTCCAACTCGTTGGGCAGATCTTATTGATATGCCTGACCGCAATCGTAGCGTTGCCGACTTCCTCGGTCCGTATGTCGAAATTGCTTCTGCCTTCTTTGGCCGTTCTTACGACTCCACGGTTATCGCGGCTGCTCTAGACGCTGCAACTGCTAAAGTTAGCGGATCGACTTCCGAGTCTTCGGTTAGTCTTCCTGCTTCTCAGAAAGTTGTTGTCAACCTCAGTGGTTCTAACGAAGGCTTAACCCTTGCTAAGCTCATCGAAGCCAAGTCTATTCTTGGTAAAAATGAGACTCCAATGGGTGAGCAAAAATACTTCGTTCACCGCCAAGAGCAGTTGGACGACTTGCTGAACAACGTAAACCAAGTTAGCGATTCTGATTTCGCTGCTGTTAAGGCTCTCGTAAACGGTGAAGTTAATTACTTCATGGGATTCGAGTTCTGCCCGACTCAGTTGGTTGCCGTTGACGGAAGCGACATTGCAAGCACGTTTGCCTACACTCGTAGCGGAATCGTTGCTGGTATCACTTCTGCATTCGACGCTCGCGTTGAGCAGATTCCTACCAAGAACTACTCGTTCCAAGTTTGGTGCGAACAGGACATTGGTGCTACTCGCGTTCAAGAAGAAGGCGTAGTAGAGATACTCTGCGATCAGAGCCCATAAGCTCTTTAAATTCTAGGTTCTCCTAGTCTCCTTGGCTCACCCCTTTCGGGGGGTGGGCTTAGGGTTTTAACATACAAAAGCATGGCAGTAACAAAAACGGACATAGTAAATTTAGCGTCAACCCATTTGGGAGAGAGAAGGTACACTGACCCTTTTACGGACACTAGTCCAACAGCCGAGCTTCTTAGTTTCCGGTATGACTTTAGCAGAAAAGAAGTGCTAAGGTCGCACACCTGGGGATGCGCAAAAAAAGACGTAAGCCTCTCCGAAGATGCAACCGCTCCCGAACACACTTGGAGCAAAAGATTTTTAGTTCCTCAAGAATCATTGAGGCTTGTAAACATAGCCAATACTGATCTTAACGACTTGCACTACAAGGAGTATGAGCTTAAGGGCCAATACATACATACGGACTTGGCTGCTCCTTTAAAAATTACTTACATTAGAGACGAAGATGACACCTCATTGTTTGACTCAATGCTTACGGAGTCTATCGCACTTCACCTGGCAGCATCATGTTCAATAGCAATTACTGATGATAAAGGATTATCTCAGGGATTGTTTAATCTTTATGATAAAAAAGTAGAAGAAGCTAAGTTTACAGACAGTCTTCAACGCCGTCGGCCAGTTGACAACATGTACACTTATTCTGCTTGGGATTCCCTTCACCAAGGCGGCGAATAGGCGACATGAGTTTGTGGACTAGAATAAACCGATTTAATGGTGGGTTATGGTCGCCTCTGCTACATGGGCGTACAGACCTAGAAGATTACAATTCATCATTACAGACCTGTACAGGGTTTATACCCCTTAAGTATGGCCCCGCTGAGCGAATGTGGGGATTTGAATATGCTGCTGAAGCCAAAACGAACAAAAGCATACTGTTGCCATTTAAGTTTAGCCAATCGGTAAACTACATTATTGAGACTGACGGAACGTACATGCGTTTCTTTGATAGTTCTCAAAGCACTATTGGCAACGCCCAAACAACAGTTGCCATAGGAAGTGTGTCGGCTTGGCAAGCAAGTACGGCATACAGGTATGGTGAGTTGGTTAGCAACGGTGGCGTTGTGTACGCATTTGATACGCTGGGTGGTGGAACATCTGCTGGTACGTTTACGGCGGGAAATTGGCACGCATTGACAGAGACAGAAACAACGGGCACGTTTATTTACGAGATCCCGTTGCCAATGAGTCAGTTTACGTCTTACTTGAATTACCCGATGAGGGCACAAGTAAACGATGTAGTGTACTTAGTAAACGAGAATTACGAACCACTAACGCTGTCTCGATATGGAGCAACTGACTGGCGCATAGAAGAGGTTGAATTTACCTTACCCCCAGTCATTGAGCAAAACACTGGCACAACCACGCTAGCAGTTAATGGGTATATTGGCAGTGGTGTTGTTGTCACCGCATCATCTGCGTTGTTTGAGGCAGGGCACGTTGGCAGTTATTGGGAGATACGTGAAAAGCGTGAAGCCAAAAAAGCAACTAAAGATTTAAAAACAGCAGGTTCTGGCCCTTGGGATAGCGGTGCAATTCCCATTTTTGGAGATTGGGTTTTTACTACTAGCGGAAACTGGTCTGGTCAAATTGGTTTGTATAGATCTATTGATAATTTTTCTACAGAAGAACTTATTCATTCTGTTACCAGTCAGGGTTTAGATAATTTTAACATTACAGGAAGTGAGTCCAACCCAAAGGCACAATATAAAATTAAATCAATAGGAACTTTTGTTAATTCTAGCAGTGATGGTTTGGCAATAATAACTGCACCAGCAATTGAGGTTAAGGGAAGTTTTAGGATTGTGGGATACACAAGTTCTACTAGCGTAACAGCAGACTGGGTAGAGTCGCTTGACTCTACCGCAGGGGGTGCGGTAGCGGCTACTACTTTATGGTCTGAGGGTGCGTTTAGCAGCGTACAGGGTTGGCCTTCTACTGTTTGCTTTTATCAAGGACGCATTTGGTTTGGTGGTACAGAAAACCGAAAACAAACTATTTGGGGATCTGGAATTGATAGCTTTAAAAACTTTGGCACATCTGTTCCAAATGTCTTAGCAAGTGATGGCGTAAGTTATACCTTGTCTAGTGTGGAGCAAAACAAAATTAGGTGGATTGTTGGATCGGATGCACTTCTAATTGGAACCTCTGGTGACGAATACTCTTTAACTGGTGCAGACAACAATGCTGTGTCTGCTACGTCTGCCCCGTTAATCCAGGTGCAAAGTTCTGTTGGGAGTGCGTACATACAGCCAAGGCTTGTTTCTAATGGGGTTGTTTTTGTTAGCCCAGAAAGAACAAAATTGTATGAGATGTCTTATAATTGGCGTAACAGAGGCTTTGCGTCAGAAGATCTCACAAGGCTTAACGCTAAGAATGTTGGGTCCACAGGAAGGGCATACACACAAATTGCCTACAGCCAAGATCCGTACAGGATATTGTGGTTGCCCAATAATGGTCAAATTGATTGTTTGATATGGGAAAAGCAAGAGGAAGTTCAGGCTTGGTTTGAGCGCAAGCCAAACGAAAATACATTTGATGAATTTTTAAGTGTTGCTTCTGTTTACGGAGCAAACGAAGATAATGTTTGGGCCATTTGCAGCAATCAAATTTCAGGAGCTTTAGACAGCAAAACGCAAATTATGCGTTTGCGTTCTTCTGAAAACACAAGGAACTACCAATGGTTTTTAGACGCTGGCAAGGTTGTGGCTGGGTCAGAAAGCGACACAACGTACCCCGACCCCGATCTTGGAAGCGACTACACTCTTGTTACTGGAGCTGAGCATTTAGGTTCATACTTGTCATTAACTGGAACTGTTAGCTCTAGTGGCACAACCGTAACAGGAACGTCAACAACTTTTACTTCTGACCTTTCTGTTGGAAGTTATATTAAAGCTGGCGGCAAAACTCAGCGTGTTGAGTCAATTGCTAGCGACACCTCTTTGACTACAACAAATGCCTTTAGCCCAGCATTGTCTGGGGCTTCATTTGAACTTGCTCGTGGAAGAGATGATATTTATGCCCTGGGTAATGGATTGGTTCTTGGGCCATATCAAGTACACGGAGACAGGTTTAGCATAGACGGACAATTTAGCTCTAGTTCTCACTCAATTATTTATGGGTTAGCTTATCCATCAGAGATTGAGACAATGAAGTTGCAAGCACCAGCAGGTGACGGTATGTCTCGGAGTAAAAACAAAAGGGCAGTTAATGTAGGTGTTGGATTCTTTAGAACGTTAGGTGGAGACATTGGGGTAAGGTATGACTATGAAGATGGTCAAACTGGGGAAAACTCTTATGAGATACAATTCCGCACTCCGCAAGACAGCTTAGACACAGCCATTCCATTGTTTACGGGAGAAAAAATCTTGCCATTGCCCCACGGAAACTTTAGATTCTTCTCATTATTTTATAAGCAAACTAAACCACTTCCTGCGACAATACAGTATATGTCGCCACAAATTTTACCTAAAGGACAATAATGGGAGACCTTGCAAAAACCATATTTAAAACCGTAGCCCAAAACCCACAAGCTATATTTGGCGGCATACAAGGCGGCGCTCAAATTGCAATGGGACGCCAACAAAGAGCGTTGGCCGAACACAATGCTAAGATTTCAGAACTAGATGCACAACAAGCAATGCAGGACGCAGAAACCCAGGCGTTTATTGAATTGCAAAAAGGTCGCATGATTGTCGGCGAACAAAAGGTTGGGTTTGCAGCAGGTGGTGTTGTGACAACAACTGGAACCCCAGCCGTTTTGGCCGCTCAGGAGGCTTCTATGGCCGCTCAGAGGGTTGGCAGCGTTATGATGCAGGGCAAGGCCCAGGCTGACAGTTTACGCCGTGGTGCCGATGCTATGAGGTTTCAGGGGCGTAGTGCCCAACTTGCCTCTACTGTTGGTGGTTTAGCATCTATAGCCAAGGGGGCTTACAAAACAGCAAAAACTTTAAAAGATAAATAATGCCTAGAATACCTACAAGTAAACCACAGGACGTTAGAGCTAGGCCATCCATTGGGGGCCAAGTAAATATTAACTCCCAAGATTCTTTTTTTCGCAGCATTGCATCTGCGTCGGCTGAAGCTGGTCAGTTAGTTGAGCAAGCCAGAGTTGAGAAACAAAAGGCAATTGATACTAAAGAAGCAAATCAAGTTAAGATTTATCAAGATGAAAGGGCTGCGGAACTTGAGGCAAGGCTTAATGAAGCCGACATATCTGAGCATTCAGGAATCATAGACGATTTTGCAGCACAAAATAAAAAACTTGAGTTTGCTCCTGGTGTAAGCAAAACCGCTCGTGAGGCCCTTCAGCAAAGCAACGACCTGTGGACTCAGCAGCTTTATTCTAATAGCATGTCTTGGAGTGCCGGGAAGGCCGAAAAGGACAAGATGGCAACTGGCGAACAAGTCGTTGCTAATGCTGTAAATGCTATGGATGTAGACGGTGCAATAGCGGGAATTCGTTCATTAGGTCTTAGCCCAGAGTTGCAGCAAGCAAGAGTAAATGAGGCTTTAGCGGCAATAACTAAAAAACAAGAAGACAATATTAAGGCAAACCTAATCGAAAGCAATGGAACAATTAAAGATTCAATGGATGTTGCTTATATGGCAGGGTTGCCAGAAAACTTAGATTTAATAAAAGCAGATGCCAGAAATAAAGGAGTCTGGAACGACGAGCTTGAGGCAGACTACCTTCAATATAAAAAAGCTATAGAAAAAAAGAAATTTGATGAGGGGTCAAAGGAATTTGTTTCTGCAATTTCTTTGTTAATTTCCAAAACTCAAACCCTTGATCAAATTGAGTCTAACAAATCTGAAATAGAGGGTTATGTTAAAAGCGGAAACATAACTCGCGCTCAAGCAAACGCCGAACTTGAGTCTAATGAAGCAAAAAGAAGATCGTTAATAACTGAAGAAACAACTAAGTTAAGAAGCGACCTATCTCTTTTGTCTAATTTTAAAACACAAGCTCAACAAGGTTTATTAGATGAGCCACAACTAGAGCAATATAAAAGTATTTTTGGAGAAGAAACTTATCAGGCACTTCTCAACATTAACAAAGGGCAACTTGGCTCAAAGGGAATAGACTCAGAAGAATATGTAGACGCTCAAAAAAAATTAGAAACATCCATTTATAGGGGCAATTTTTTTGATGCTAGGAAAAAAGATTTTCAAGGAATTAACGATTTAATTACGAGCGAAGATTTTACTCAAAATGCAAAGTTAAAATTAACGTCAACTTTTCTAGCAGCTTTATACAAAGATGCTACTAAAGATGATATTTTGGTTTTTGCGTCTGGAGGCGAAAGCGATATTGCTAAAAATTTTAAAGCAGAAGAAATTCACAGAAATTTTGCCAAACACATTGCAACCAAGTTGTTTGACAAGACCGCAGCTCCTCGTGCGATTATTGTTGATGGAGACAGTTTAAGCAAAGAAGAGACTATTGATGTTGCTAAAGGTGCTTCTGTAAAAGCTTCTTTAATTAACGCAGAAGATGCTTATGATTTGCTTTCAGGGTTTTGGACGCAACAATTTCTTGGTTCGCTTACTGATGAAAATTATCAAGAAAAGGTCGATGGGTTTAATGATATTTTAAAAGAAAAAACCAGGAACTCTTCTATAAAAATAATACAAAATCAATTCCTTGAGTACCGAGGCCAAATAAGCAAATTCTACAGTGAGCGATAGTTTAACATCTTCTATTGAGCCAGAAAGCAAGCAGCCTGCTCTTTCTGAAAGAGAATTGCTGGACCTCTACGAAAGCCCAGATTTATTTAAGTCTATAGTTGGTGGAGACGCATTTAACACTATTGAGGAAATAGACCCAGATTATGTAAATAAGTTTATTGTTTCTAATTATTTATCTGAATCTCACAACATTAATAATGCACAGATATTAGGAAATTACCAATCATACGCAAAATCCATTGGGCTAACAGGCATTCCAGCAAACGATGCTAACGACATTGCTTCTGATATAAGAAGAACTCAAAGATTGTCTTTGCAAGAAGTTGAGCCAGTTACTTTTACAGAAGGAGTATCGGGAGCAGCACAAAGGGGTGTTCAGAACTTGTCTCAATCATACTCCTTAATGGGAATATCTGACCCCACCTACCAGTCTCTTATTGATGGAAAGCTTTCTGAGATTAATCAATTGGATAGAATCTTGGGGTCTGAATTAAATGTTAAAGTAAAAGAAAGAGCAAGAAGGCAACAGGAATCTGCTAAGCAATTTATTGCAGGAACATTGTTACTGAAATCAAATGAAATTAAAAATTTTATTGATGCTCAATCTAAAATAGAGTCTGCCAAACTTTCCGAGGGTTACAAATCTTTTGTTGACAGTGGAAATATACCAACGTCCCCTAAAGCTTTTGGAGAATTCTTGGTTGGCTTTATGACCGAGCAATCGGTTCAGCAAGCTCCCACGGCACTTAAAACAATGGCGTCTGGGTTTGCTGGATCTCCAGCAGTTTTAGCTACGGTTTTTTCAGAATCACTTCATCAGGAACGTGCTTTTGAAATGATGCAGCACTTGAGAGAAAGCGGAATAAACTTTGACGATCAAGAGTCTTTGAATGCGGCATTATCTAATGATAAATTAATGTCCGACGCCATGCTTAGGGGCATGAACAAAAGCTTGCCAATTGCAATTACGTCTGCACTTAGTGCGTACTTGCCAATAAAAGGCAAAACTGCATTGGGTAAGCTCGGAAGGGAAGTTGTAACCCAAGCTGGATTAGACTCTATTGGAGAAGTCTTGGGTCAATCTTTTGCCACTGGAGAGGTGGACATGCAGGAAGTGATGTTGGAAGTTTTGGGTGGCACTACTCAAAGCGTTGCTGAGTTCAGCACAAAGATAGCAGCCAACGTAGCTAAAAGCCCAATTAATAGCATTCTCAAAAACGAGGATGGGTCGATTAAGTCTCGCAAAGAAGTGGTTGCCCTTTCAGAATACCTGCCTGACGACTTTGCGGAAGAAATGTCAGAGGTAGATCCAGTCACTGGAAATTTAGTTGTTGAAGCAACCAGGGGTAATTCCGAAGCCTATGACAGCTTAGTTTCTATTATTAGATCAGTTGAGGAAACCGAGGTAGAGGTTTCTCCAGAGTTAAAGAAACTATCTGATGCTGTTAATGAACTTGAAAATATAAACATCGAAATCCAAACAGAATTTGAGTTTACAGAAGAAGATGTTCGAGATGCTAAGCTTAAAGAATTTAAGGAAAGAGAAATAGTTAAAGGGCGTCCAGCTCGCATTACCACTCAGGAAAAAATTGCCAACCTTAAAGAAAAACAAGAAGAGTCTCGCAGAAGAGCAAAAGATGCTGCCAGCGAAAGATTTTCTAAAATGGAAAGTCGCTACAAAGAAAAGGTAGCAAAACTTGAAGAAGAGGCCAAGGAGTTAAAGGTTAAAAACAAACAAGCTTGGGTTAATGAAAGAGCTGACGTTAAGGAATTGTCTAAGCAGGTTCAAGAATTTCTTAATGTCTTGCCTCCTGCCAGCAGGGGTAAGGTTAAGTTTGTTCGTAAAATGGCAAACGCCACAACTGTGGATTCACGTCTCAAGGTTTTGCAAGGAATCGTAGATCGGGTAAATGGTTTAATAGACGAAGACTTTGTCAAAGGAAGAAAAACTCTTTTGCGTACAGTTGTCAAAAAGGCTACTAAAGGCGACGCTAAAGCTGTCTCTAAAAGACTTGGGCCTAATGCGGAAATTGTCCAAAAGATTGACCGCATAATAAAGAGCAGTGCGGAAGACAATCAAGCAGCAATGCTTGAAGAACTGTCCCAGCTTCCAGAAGACAGCGAAGAGGGAAGGGCTGTTTCTACTCTTTACAATGCGTTTTCTAATATTAATGCTAAAGATCCCAAACAACTTAATGCGTCTATAGCACTAGTTGAAGAAATAATTAAATACGGAAAAGAATGGAGAGGGCAGTTTACAAAAAAGAAATTAGCAGAACTAAGAAAACTAAGGGGCGACTTTTTTGAAGAAATAGATGTAATAGATCCTGTTAAAGAAGAAAAGGCATTGCCAGAGGCTGAGATTAAGCGTTTAATAAAAAAAGATGATCCAACTGTAGCCAAGAAAGCAACGAGGGATTACGACTTACTTAGTTCACCATTTATTGAGGGATACGACGGACCTAGACCTACCGACACCAGCATTCCCGAATATAGTTCTTTTCATTACGTTGTGTCTAATAATCAACAACAAAAACTAAATGCAGCTATTGCATCTGGTGCTGTTGATAATTTAGCAAATCAAGTGGCTACGGAAGCAACCGAAATGATGAAAGACCCTTCTATTGCTGCTGGCATTGGTTGGTACGGACGGATGCGTAAACGCTTGGGTGCAATTTTTGGGAAAGATATTAACACCTTTACTCAGTTGCTGGGGACTACGTCTGCCCAAACTCCAGTAGAAACTAACTTTCGTTATAGCGTAAACTTGTACAATAGATTTAAATCTGGAGAATTTGATTCCAAAATCAAAAAGTACTTAAGACTGTACGGCCAGATGAAGGCAGGAACTTTGGGAGATTTACTTCTTAAAGATAGAGTTAAGAACAGCAAGGGTGTCCTATACACGCCCGAGATGATCAAAAAATCGAGCGGCAGTGCCCTACTTAGCTCGGCGGCGGAGCATTACGACTTGTTGCCAAGGCAAACTAGCGGGAAACTATACGGTACAAATTCTTACCCTGCGTTGAAAGCATTGGCTCAAGTTTGGTTTGATGAGAAGTTGGCTAAGAACAAAATGACTCCTAAGACACCTCAGTTCACAATGAACTTGAATGGTGAATCGCTGGAGGCGACGATTGATGTATGGGCAGCTCGCCTGCTGCGTAGAGTTATTTATAAAGGTCAAGAAAATGCTAGGATTTTGCCGTCTCAAGAAACGGCAGTTAGTAATCCAGACTTTGCCTTGGGTCAGTTAGTGTTTCGTCGAGCAGCTCAGAAGCTAAACTTGAATCCTGACGACCTCCAGGCTTTGGTATGGTTTGGTGAAAAACAAATATGGGATAAGAATGGATGGACTGGTGCGGCGGGTGCCCTTAAATCTTCGTTTGATACTCCTGCTGATGTGTTCTATCCTGTAGATGGATCGACTCGCAGCGAGGCGGATGCCAATTTAATACTTGACTTTTTAGCGGCAGAGCGTATAATTAACCGTGACATTAATTTTCCTGATGCCGTACAACCCACAAGACAAATTGAAAACAGAAAAAAATATGACAAATTCCTTAGACAAAGTGTTATCTCTGATTACCTCAAATCCCGAGGAAGCGGAGCTATATATGAAAGCGTCTCAGTTGAATCAAACAGAAAACGACAAGTTACAAGATCAATTGACAGACTTTCAAGCTACAGAGGTAAGGTCAGTTATAAATCGGGGACTGGCAAAGAACCAAAAGGAAGCTTTAAAGTTGTTAAGCGAGGCCCCGTTCTAAACGAAAATAGATTCTCAAGAATTGCTAAAGCTAATAAGGACGGGAATAAATTTGGATCATCTGTTGATGTATTTAAACCTTCCGACTATAAAGGTTATGATTTAATTATAACCTCTAGCAAGCCTGGCGAAAGTGTTACGATATCTATATCTCCCGAAGGAGAAGTAGGAAGCGTAACTAAATCTCCTGGTGCTGCCGCTAAAGATGTGCATGCAGCCTTTGACATGGCTTTTTCTACTGGCAAGGTTAGGTTCTTAAACGGATTTGAAACAATACTTCCAGACAAGTATGCAAAATATGGGTTTACTCCAGTTGCTAGGTTAAAATTTAATCCAGAGTTTCAACCCGAAGGTTGGTCCACTGCAACTTACAACAAGTATAATGGAGGCCAGCCAGATGTAGTGTTTATGCGTTTCGATGGCACAGTCGGAAGCGAATACAATCCAACTGGATTTCCAGAAGTTAATACATACGAAGAGGGTATACGACTCGCAACTCAAGAAGACGTAACGGCTCAAGCGGCAGATCTAAAAGAAGATGATCCAACTAAATCGCAACAAGAATTAATACCAGAATTTTTGTCTAACATAAAAGATTCTAAAGAATTAACTCAGGAGCAAAAAGAGTTTGTTGAAAAAATCCAAGAAATGGGCCACAATTTGGAGTTTTCAAAAAGTGACGGTAGGGTCATTGAGGGAAAGCTTCACGGTACGGCTCAAAAAGGGCCAAAGGGCAAAAGCATTATTACTATTGCCGATGGTTTAGTTCCCGACCAGCAAATTCATTCAATTGGACATGAGTTGGTACATGCTCAACTTGCAAAACTTTCGCCAGATTTAAGGTCTAGGGTTTTTTCTATGGTAAAGGAATTAGTCAACGACAAATCCTTTATCAATGCTGTAAAAGAAAATTGGGATTTAGAAAAAGGATCTCGTGGTGACTTGCAAGCGTTTGAAGAAATACTAGCAGAACACGGCGGTCGGGTTTTAACTCGAAACAAATCAACGCTTGGAAATGCTTTCAACAAAGTTGAAGATTTGTTTTATAAAGTTTCAAAAATAATTATTGATCTTGCTGAATTTGCTTTTAGGGGCAAAAGCTCTTTAAAGCTAGATGAGTTAGCAAGAGCAATAATAGATCTTGATGTAGACAGGATAGAAAGTATTACCGCAGACCAAGAAGTCACTGTAATTGCAGGTTATCCAGAAAGTGACATTCAGCTATCGTTTTTTAAAGAAAAGAAAAAGCGGAAGCCAGATGTTTTGTTGTCAAAACAAGATCTTGAAACTAAGCGAAATCTTGCAGGCGTTTTTGGCGAATGGCTAGAGGGTGCAGACTGGTACATATCTACGCTTGACGGTATAGAACAATTAATTGAAAACTTAATTCGTGTTCCTGGCACTCAATACGCTGGCAAGCTTCACGATCAAATTACAAAACCAGCATTTAAGGCTTCCGAAAAGTTTTTGACAAGGCAGCGAACAATGAGGGAGTCTGCTTTTGATTCGTTCAACAAGGTTTTAAAAGACCAAGGGTTGAATCCTGAACAAATTAAAGACTTGTTTATGGGCCTAAGAAAGCCGCCAAACTTCGAAAAGGGCGACAGCACTGGGGTTTATTTCGAGTCACAGTTTGGGTATGGAGTTAAGGAACAGCCCATTACTAAAGACCAAGGTATTCAACTTTGGATGTGGAGACAAGATAAAACCCTTCAAGGGTCTTTTGACACTATGCAGTGGACAGACGATGTTGACGCCCAGCTTAATTCTTACATTGGCGAAGAAGGCATTGCTTTAGGCAAATACATGATGTCGGTTTACAAAAAACTGGGCGTCGAGATGAACGATGTTTTGTTTGAGGTTGAAGGATGGAAGTTGCCAATTATAGAAAACTATTCTCCGGTTTCTAAACATGCAAAAAATGCCGTGCTTGATATTGAAGAAGCAATGAAGGATGGCATTGTTAAGAGTACCGCAAAAAATAATTCCATGAAGTTGCGTGTTGACGAAAAAGCTGCCCTTGATGCAACCCGTGGGGCTTTAGAGGTTTTTGATAAGCACATTTCGGAAATGAATCATTATATTACTCATGGAGAGGTTGCAAAACGCATGGAGAATTTGTTTGATGATGATCGTGTTAAAAGAGCAATAACTCAAATTTATGGGCCACAAAGAGTAAGGCTTATAAAACACATGATCGAGAATTTTACCCGAGGTGGAATTGATTATGGCCGAATTGACCCATTTGTTAGTAAGTTGATTCGCAATGTAGCGGTTGGAAAACTAGCCATCAACTTCCCATCAGCAGTAAAGCAATTGGGTTCTGTTCCAGCATACGCAAATGCTATGCCTGCTAAGGAATGGAGTGCAGGGTTTCTTTCGTTTTTTAAAAATGCTAGTAGTAACATTAAGATTCTTTTAGAAACTGATTACATTAAAAACCGTATAACAACAACAGGTGACCGCGACCTGCGATCTATAGCCGAAAGCAAATCATTCCAACAGGCGGCAATGGGTGCCAAGAACTGGAGAGATCGTTTAATGATCTTAACTAGACTTGGTGACGTTGGAGCTATTATGGCTGGAGGTTGGCCTATATATAAAAAGACTTATGATGAAGCTATTGCCGCTGGGAAGTCAATAGAAGAGGCCAAAGAAATGGCAGAGTTTGAATTTGGCTTTGTTTCTGATAGGTCGCAACAATCTAGTAAGCCTCAAAATCTTTCTTATTTTCAATCAATTGGATCGTTTGCAAAGTTGTTTACTATGTTTATGACCTCGCCTATTCAGTACCAAAGAATTGTTAATTCGGCAATAAGGTCATGGCGGAAAGGAAGAGTGGATCTTCCGACAGCAATGAAAACAGTTGCAATTTATCATATTATACTGCCTCAAATTTTTACAGCTATGGGGTCAATGGGGCTAGGTTTGTTTTCTGACGATGAAGAAAAGCAAGAAGCGTGGCTGCGTAGACAGGCGTTTGCGGCTGTTTTAGGTAATTTAAACGCATTCTTTTTAGCTGGTGACGCTTTGGAAGCTTTGCTTGGATCAATTATTAAAGATGAACAATTTTACGATTTGTCTAACCCTGTAGTTTCTGAGCTTTCAAGCATTGTTAAGTCTGCCGCAAATATAGATAAAGAAGGCAACTTGTCTGATTTGGTTGGGTCTATGTTGCTATTGCTTGGTGGAATCCCCTACAACACTATTTCTAGGGAGTTCGAGGCCAAGTATGAGCTACTGCAAGGCGATGACGTGTACCAAAACATATGGGGCATATCTGATTATGCAGCTTTTGAAACCAAAAAGAAAAAGAAGAAAAAGAAAAGCACTAGTTCCTACTACTTCGATTAACTTTTTGCTTGACAATAACGATATAATGTGGTATAATACGCCACATTCCGCATAACAAACAACATTCATTATGGCACAAACACTAGGATCACCAGCAGAAGTTTACAAAACAGTAACTCCCCACGACACCAATAGAGTTTATACTGACTCTAAGTTTCAATGGATATACGTGGGTGGAACGGCTGGAAACATTGTTATAAACCCTGGAAACGGGCAGAGCAATGTGACCATTCCCTCGGCTGCTAACAGCTACCACCCCGTGCAAGGCACTCACATTCTATCCACTGGAACAACAGCAACTCCAATTATAGCTGCTAGAATATAATGTCTGCAATTCTTGTAAAAGTTGCAACTTTTGTCGGTGCCCTGACAACGGGATCAGCCGATGGAGTTGTGCTTCATGAAGGATTCCTCGTGAGTGACGGCTCTGGGGGACACGAGTATTTTAGAAGCGTCACTGGAGGCACAACAGAAGCATTTAACGTTACAAAATAATGGCATACAATAGTACACACACGGGAGCAACAATAGATAGTGCAATAACCAAAGTTGCGGCTGCATCTGGGGCACTCATCGACGGATCTGGAACAGCAAACAAGGTTTCTAAATTCTCTGCCGCCAACACAATAGCCGACAGCATTATCACTGACAACGGATCTACGGTTACTGTCGGGGGAGGCTTAAGCGTTTCTGGCGATGCGGTCATTGATAATGACTTGGAATTAAATGTTGTTGGTTCGTCGAATGGCAGTAAAGCAATTGTCATAAATTCCAGTGGAACTAATTTTGAATCCAATGATGGAATTATAAGAGTTCTCCACCCAAGCACCGGAAGTGGTGCGTTGACGGGCGGCTGGTTTTTAAAATTTAATGCCAACAGTTCTGACAAGTTTAGCGTAAAAGGCAACGGCGACACGGATATTGCTGGAGCTTTATCTAAGGGGTCTGGGTCTTTCAAGATTCCCCATCCACTGGAAGATAAGTCAGACACTCACAACCTGGTTCATTCGTTTGTTGAGGGACCTCAAGCAGATTTGATCTACAGGGGTCGCGTCGATCTTGTTGATGGGTCTGCCACGGTTAATATAGACATGATTTCGGGCATGACTAACGGAACCTTCGAAGTGCTTTGTCGAGACATTCAGTCTTTTACGACTAACGAGTCTGGTTGGACTGCTGTAAAATCTAGTGTTGAAGGAAACATTTTAACTATTGAGGCTCAAGATCCTGGTTGTACCGACTCGATTAGCTGGATGGTAATTGGGGAACGCAAAGATCAGCACATGTATGATACCGAATGGACTGACGAAAACGGCAAAGTCATTGTAGAACCTGAACTTACATAATAATGGTAAGCGTTAAAATAAAAACAATTACGGTTGTTGTTAAGTTAAAATAATTCATGGACTGGGTTCAGGCATTAACTAACGCAGGCACGGGAGGCGTCTTAGGGATTGTCGGATCTGTTGCGTCTGGATGGATGAAGCTAAAGGGCATGAAGGTCAAGGCTGAGATAGACCGAGAGATGCTTAAGCTGCAAATCGACAAGGGCACTATAGAGGCAGACAGTGCAGACTTCCAGGCTTCTCAGAAATCAGCACAAGTTGAAGGTGACGCACTAATTTCGGTAGCTCAAATAGCAGAGAAGCCCTGGCAGAAGGGATTGCTTATCTGGCATTTTGTATTTAAAGGAAGTGTTCGACCAATGTTGGCATTAGGTGCCCACGTATTAGCGGGAATCTTGTATTTTCAAATGCCTGAAGAGTACCAAAACATCATTTTAAATCAGATTTTTACAATAGCTTTTGCCTATGGTGGTTGGTATTTTGGGCAACGCGATCTAAACAAGAGATTATTTTCGGAATGAACTTAGCAGCGGCAGCACACGACTCTTTTATTAAGGGGTTTCGTTTTTCTTTTGGAGGGCTTTTGGCCGCAACAGGAACTATGGTTGATAAACTAGCAGAATTAAACACCTTGCTGTCGATGTTCGGCGGCATACTTAGTATTGTTTCTACTGGCCTTGGAATATACTTTTTAGTGCTAGGAATCAAAATCAGAAAAGAAGAAACAAAGGATAAATAAAATGGCTTACGGAGCAAAAAAACCTAAAGGGTACGGAACTTCTAAAAAACCAAAGGGCAAAAAAACAAAACTTTAATAAAATGAGCGTATCATCAGAACTTTATAAAGTAAATGTGGTTGGCGACGGGTCAACTCCTACAATTGCATTTAATCGCAAGGTATTTAGCTCAACTGATATAAAGGGTTTTAAATATGATGCTACGACATATGTTGAAACTGCTTTGGTAAATGGCACCGACTTTAACGTGTCAGGAGCGGGAGATACGTCTTCTAGTGTTACGATTGCCCCCACTTCAGCCATTCCTGCGGGCACTAATTGGGTGATTTACTCTGACGCTGGCAATGCCCAGGCTACCACGCTAGCTACGGCTGGTGAGTTCCAGGCCAAGTCGTTAGAGTACACCTTTGACAAGTTGGCTATCGGAACTCAAGAAGCAGACGGTAAAGCTGATCGTGCATTGAAGCTGCCCATCAGCGACACAGCGTCCACGGAAATACCTAACGCCACGGACAGAGCCAATAAGGTTTTGGGCTTTGATGCCAATGGTGCAATCCAGGCGGTCACTGCCAGTGCCCTAACTCCAGAGTACAAGTCTGTAACAGACTTTGGTGCTGTTGGCGACGGTGTGGCGGATGATACGGCTGCATTGCAAGGAGCATTAGATAGCAATGCTTTGGTAATTATGCCAGCAGGCAAATACCGCACTACGGCAAACCTAGTTATAGACCCCATTCGCAATCGCAACTGTGGCTTCATTGGGTCTGTTCAACCTTCCCTTTACGTTGCAACCCAGCAAACGGGTGGCCCTGCTTGGGACGGCACCAAGGAGTGTCAGATCTTTTATGATGGCTCTGCAGGAGCAACCACTGCGGTTATTGCAATTAGTGCTGAGGCCGTAGGCACGGAGCCTAGCTCTGTTTTTGATAACACCATATACGGCGTGTGTTTCCAAAACATTACGTTTAACGGGAATGACAAGGCCCAGTACGGATTCTATGCTGCTCGCCTTCAACAAGCTTACGTCACAAATTGTATTGCTCGCCAATGCGAAGGTGATGGATGGTACATTAACGGGAGCTACAGTGGTTTGTTCCAAAGCATAACAGCCAGAAACAACGGCGGTCGTGGTATCAGCGTTGGGGCTGCCGCATTAGACTTGAGTTGGACAACAAACAACAAGGTTAACGCTGCATTATTCTCTAATCTGTGGGCCGTAAACAACGGGCTAGACGGAGGGTTTGACCACTCACATGCGTCTAACCACACTAAGGGTGCAGGGGTTTACTTCAGGCCACACAGAGGCTGCACAATTGACCGTGTGACCTCGGAAGTAAATGGCGGTGCTGGAATTGTTTTTGCTCCGACTAGCACGGGCAACAGCATAAACAATATATACACTGAGTTAAACGACAGTCATAATACGGGCAACTCTACGCCCACCATGACTGGCACCATTAGCAGCAGTGGCACGACCGTTACGGGAAGTGGAACTAAATTTACTACAGAATTGAAAAGCGGCGACACAATTAACGCTGATGGTCAGGCAAAAATAGTTGATGCAATAGCCAGTGACACGTCCCTCACTACGACAGTTGCTTTTTCTCCTGTTCTTAGTTCCGACACGTTTACTAGGAACACGGACTTTGGGGTTATTTTTGAGGGCATTTCAGGGGGTGGCAGCTTTGGCAATGTCATAAACAACGCATTCCTAGCTTCCGAAGAGCTTTACATCAAGGGCACAGAGCCTTCTGCTGGAAGAGCGGAGAACGCCCCAGAGTTTAAGAACTTCACTGGTGGATCTGGGATCACTGCGGAGTGGGATAACTACAAGATTGTTTCCTTTGCTCAAGAGTTTACCGAACGCATAACCGGATCGGTTTCTGCTTTTGATAAGGAAATTGCCGCAGTGGCCCATGCTACATTCGATGCTAGTGCAGGGTCCATGACCACAACAGCTTCGTTTGGTTGCAGTCTAACCTATACTGCAACTGGAATCTACGATGTAAGCTTTACCACTGCTATGCCAGACACTAATTACACTGTGTGCATCCCAGCTCCTGCTGGGAACAGGGGCGTTTCAATTTCCTCCAAAGCAACTGGTGGCTTCAGGATTTCGCATTTTAGCGTAGGGACATATGCTGCAACCGACACGAGTGCGGTGCTGTCCTTCATTGTATTTGGCAAAAGATAATTAACCGTGGGCGTCTGACCAGTCGCTTGGTGTTGGGTGTTCCTTTGTGGCATTTCTCAACGCCCTTTCGTCTGCTGTTTTGAGCTTGTGGCATTCCTTGCATAACGCCTGGAAGCCATCAGCCTCGCAGTAGAGGCGTTGGATTAGCTCGCCCCAGTTGTAGCCCAAGTAAGTTTCTCCAGTAAATCCCTTGATGGGAACCACTGGGTTAATGTGATCAGCGGCCATGTCTTTCTGGGGAAATAGGTTGCCGCACTGGGCACACTTGTGGAGCTTGCATTTCCGACCTGTTGCGGGATTGATGCCATCTTTGACGTAGGCATCCCTAATTGCTTGGTACTTTACAGGCCACCTAGCACCACGCAAGGCAGACATAGCAAAGCTACGCTTACGGGCGTCAGTCCATTGGCCTGAGTTATGTGGCTTAGGATTCTTGCAATTCATATTGTTGATTGGGGTTTTGGAAAGACTTAATTGTACTACATATGTCCCGATGCGTCAAGGCCCGACTAATTGTCAGACCAGAAAAACTTTTAATGCGGGACAAGCCAACGTACATTAGGCCGTGTCCCCATTCGGTGATAGGCTTATCGCCCAGCTCCAAATGCACCTTCTCCAAGGTGAGACCCTGGCTGGCGTGAATGGTCATGGCCCACCCTAGCCTGACTGGGTATTGCTTTATGCTGCCCACCTCTTCACACTCGATGTTGCCGTCCTTGTCTAACTTGTTTTTAAACTTAACTTCCTTTTCCTTCGAGATGAAGACATAATCGCAATCACTGTCACGCATGATGACCAAGCGTTGGTACTTGTCTAAGCCAACAAACACACCCGTGTCACCGTTGACCACGCTCTGAACTCTTCCCCTAATCTTCTTGCGGATGTTCTTCTTAATGATGACGCGACATCCCTCTCGGAGCGTGAGTGTTTGCTCCATCGCACTTAACCCCTTGGTCTCGCCCTTGTTGCTGGCCAAGAACGTGTACTCCTTGGTTCTGAGTCGAGACAGCTTGTTTGCGTTAATCTGTGCCGCCCTCCTCCTGTATGGGGACAGGACAATAGCAGAAGGGGAGGGGGTGCCAACCTGTTTGTTGATGGCGATGAGATCTATGTCGGTTTGTTTTCCCACCTTAACACGCTCCAAGATGTTAGCCTCTATGGGATTTGACTGCCTGAAAATGTGGTTAAGGCTCTTAATATTTACCTCTTCTCCATAATCTTGCCAGAACCTAGACTCCTCAAGGCCAAAGGGCTGCTTGTAGCCAAAGCCTGATAGGGCCTTAACGTCTCCTTCATCGGCTACGGGTAGTAGTTGGCCTGGCCCACCCACAAACATCACACTGGCCCCGCCAAAGGGTTTGGGGATGCCTGTGGCCCTACGCATGGCCTTAGAGATGAAGTCTATGTGGTCACAGCGAACCATAGTCCACTCCTCAATCACAATCCAAGAAATACCTCGAAGGAGCTTGTCTTTTTTTCTCCCGAAAAACCTTGTTTCTATTTGATCGGATCGCTGCTTGGTAATTGCCACACTCGGATCAAGTGCGTCTGCACTCGGAACGCCAAACTGCCTAAAGAATGTTTCGCCCTTAACGTTGGATGCTGCCCTTCCAGTGGGTGCGACAATGCAAATTCTGGGCTCTTTTCTTCGCAGCTCATCAATCAGGTAGGACTTTCCTGTACCCGCCGACCCGTCCAAGCGGAGGAATCGGCACCTTCGCTTGGTTACTAGGTCAAATACCTGTTGCTGTTGGGGCGAAAGCACTGGCTTATAGTCCCGTGAAGAAGTTGTACGTGTCGTTTAACTTGTCAAACGCCTCAACTCCCCACTTAATTTTTTCGGTGGGCCAGAGCTTCACGTACATTTCTTCGTTTTCGCAATTAAAGATGACGCTACAGCAGTCGATAGCGTCGATGTTGATGCCTCGCTCGTTTGCGATGATGTCTGCCTCTACCGCTAATTGGCAAAGGTCAGTGTCGTAGCTCTTACGCCTCGGATTACCCTGCCTAAACTTAAAGTCCATCAGTATGGGTGAGCCGTTGTTGTTGCCAATGAAGTCAATCATACCTGCCACTCGACGCTTGCTGTCCATGACCGAGTGTTCCACCACCTCTGGCTCGATGTTGGAGAAGTCTAGCCACTCCAAGAACTTCCCGTAGAAATGACGGTAGTCGCTGTGGTAGTCAGCACCTGCCATTTTCTGAAGGATGGCCTCCTCCATTTCTGCGTGTAACTTGGTTCCAAACTCGGAGGAGGTCAATACACTGCCGTCAATGTCCTCTCTGTACCCCCAGAGCCTCTCTAAGAGCTTTTCTTCAGTGTCCGAGGGGTGTTGCCTAGCTAGAGCAATCAAACGACGCTCACGCCAGTTGTTGATGTCAAAGCCCCTGAGTTGCCTGGGAAACAATTGAAGCACTGTCGTAACAGACTTGCTGCAATTGCCGTGCTTGCGTGCTTTGGCAATGGTATCAACCGTTTTTAACAGTTTTACCTTGCCGTTTTTTTGCTGCGTGTAGAAATGGCTCATGTGCTGGTTGGTTGCGTTGTGTTAAATTTTAGAATCTTTTTTGGGGTAGTCTAGTATTTCGTACTTTAGCTTACCAATCAGTTCCTTTTTTCGCTTTGTCTTGGCGTTGAAGTAAATATACCTGTGTTTCCTTGGTCGATCCACATAGTAAACATTCTCGTCACCATACTTTTCGCGGACTTGAGCCATAGTCATTCTGTTGGCGTATGTTGCATGATGCTGGTGTTCTAACCCCTTTACTTTTGGATCTCTGAACTTTGCACTAAGTCCACAGTATAAAAAGTTAGTGGCCTGGTATACGGTTCCGACATGGCCCTGCTGTATCTCTGCAAATGAAACGATTATTTCCTTATCGAGCAACCTCAACGTGTTTCCGATCAGATAGCTCTCTGTATTCTTTGGGGTTCCGTCCTCTATCCACAGCCTGGTAAGTTCGTATACGTTTCTCTTTTCGGACTCTCCACAAATTCCTTTAAGTAGAGTGCTACTACAGCTCACCCCATAGACAACCACGCCAACAACTCGCTCATTACTAAACAGATCACTCGTTTCTTTTGTTTTTTCAAATAAACCAAAAGCCACACTGCAAGGTGCCTTCCTATGTAGATAATGGTTCTTTATGACCAAATCCATTGCGGTTCTGTAGTCTATCTTCCTTATGCTATACCTTTCTCTTAGCTTTAATTCAGTCATATTGTTGGTTGGGGTTAGTGATGTCTAATTCATAATTCTATCGTGTTCTGTTTAGTTTTTTAAAAGATCGTCTGTGTATTGTTCCCACGCACTCATTTCATCTAAAATCCACTCTAGGCTTTCCCCGTTTATCACGGCTTGGTTCACAATTTCATGGACGATGCTCCCCTTACTGTGACGCAGAATACTCACTAACGCATCCACGTTTTTATCAATAATCTTTTGAGCATACTGCGCACACTCAAGGTGATCGTGCAATTGGGACATTTGTTTATTCATAACAATGCGTCGTCTCTGGCTAAGTAATCCACTAAATAGCAAATCAATAGGCACTCGGCCATCTCTTCGTCTAGATATCTTTCTTGGGGCACGGGGTCATTTTCGATGACGCACCTTTGGGTGCAAACATACGCCTTAATCGACTCTCCCCCAGACAGGTCAAATTCCTGAAGCTCGTAAAGATCGTAAGCCCTTTCAGTCTTGAAGTCATACTCGAAATAGGAAATCAATTCATCGGGGCCAATCTCCTCTTCCTCGAAGTGTTTGTTGCCTCCAAGGAACGGAGCAAAGGATCGCCGAACCCTGTCTTTGTCTGTGTGGTTTTCGGTGAGACGCCTCTTGGCCTCTACCGAGAGTGCCCACAGGTCTACTAGCTCAAAATTCTCATGTTCTTCGTTTGCCATGATTAATTAAGGGTAATTGATTTCGTTTTGTTTCTTGTCCTCTTTAATCATGGCCAATGCTATCGTGCAGTACCCGATAATGTCCTTGAACGCATCCTGTACATGCTCGCCCTCTACAGATAGCGTCTTGTTCTTACAGAACGTCTGAACTCTCTTTACCTTGTCCCCCATTCGGACACATAGACCAATGAGAGGAGGCACTCCGTAATCCCTGGATGCGTCGAAGTTAGCGAAAGCACTACTGCTTCCTGCTGTGTAATCATTGTTCTTGTCCTTGAGGACTTGAATCAGGTCTTCGTACAGACCCTGTGTAAATGTTTCGAATGTTTCTTTTTTCATAATGCCATTGGGTAAACGCTAACTTCATCGGTGTCCTTGCGACCACCATTTTCTACAAATCCACACGCAATTATTGGCTTGGGGCCGTGTTTCCCATAGGCCATTGCGTAACTCTCGTGGTCAATTCCGCATCCAGTTTGCATACCAAATATTCTGTGCGAGTGGCCAACTGACCAGTTGACGTAGCACTCCGTATGATAGTGCCCTTGCACGTTTGAAATCATGTCCTTTTGGGCTCGCTGTATGGACTTCTTGCCCTCGCCGTGGCAATACTTAACCTCGTCAATGATAATTGACTCATGGAAATTCCAACTAGGAGTCTCTAGCACCTCTGGGCAAGTGCGAATCCACCGCTTGGCGATGCTGGCAGAAAATGCCTTCCTCGATACAATTCGGTCATGGTTTCCGATCACTACGTCTGCCAACGGAAATGCCTTGAACCACTTTGCGACTCGCTTAATGGCCACGTCTAGTTCATCACCAGCTCCCATGCCATCAGGGTCTGAATCATGAAATGACGAATAATGATTATCGATTATGTCTCCTATAAACAACACTCGATTGCACTTCTTCTTTTTGTAGAGCTTCTTGCAAAACGACAAATACTTGTCCAAACAAAAGGGCTCGTGAAGGTCTCCGACTATTAATAATTTGCTCATAATCTATTTGATTCGTTGTTTGCGAATTAGAGATTGCATTCTCTTTGTTTGATTAAATCTTCTATAAGTTCCCTGATTTTGTTGCCAGCTTCCCCCGAAAGTCTTATTTTCAAATTATTGTAGGCTCGGATCTTGTGGCTTTTAATGGTAGACAGCGGTAAGCCTCGACTTTTAGCAATTTGATTAAGTGTTTCACCGTCCATATTTCGATCAACAGTTTCCCATAGATCGTCGTTGTTGAGACGCTGCTTCATCAATTGTCTGGCCGCACTTAAATTTTCGCTTAAGTATCTTTGCTGGCCGCTATACATGACTCGCTTAATTTCTGCCTCTCTCCCCTCTCGGCGTGACATTTTTCGCGACATTTCAAACAGAATTTCATTGCACTTTAATCTCAGCGATGTGTTTAAGTAAGCGCGATTCCATCTTCTGGGGTCGTCTCTGAATCTTAAAACGTAAATGATTGCTTGATGGGCTAGGTCCGATTTATCAAAACCATACCAATGACTTCTTCCCCTTAAGGCTTTGCTTGCGCCGATGTTTGCCCATTTTTCTAACCACTCGCCATCAATTTCGGTTTGATCGTCATCGTCTATCATGACCGCCCCTTTTGCATGTGCTTGGCTGCTCGACTTGCCGCAACCATGCTAATCTTATCTACGTCCATTTCAATGCCAGCAGCTTCGAACGTCACAACCGCCAAAGCCTCCAAGAAGCCAATGATGTAGGTTGTGTCTGGAATAGTGCCTATCTCTGCGATTTGCACCGAATTTCCTTCATTGTCTGTATATTTTATGGGGTTCTTTTCTTCATAGGTAACCAGGCCGCTCTCCTGAGTGCTTCGATATTCAGCCTGAACCTCTTTATATTCCTGGCCCACTTCGTACTTTGCTGGATCAATAGCTTTGATGGCGGCATCGTCAGATTCCTCACCTCGTTGAACCTGAACCTTTATCCACTCGCCGTTCTTTTCTAAAACTTTAATATTCATATGTCGATAATTTTAAGAAGTTTAAACACGAGGTCAACCTAATTCGCTAATTTTGAGCAAATATTCATCTCCAAATTGCAAACTCTCAAGTTCAATGCGTCGCTCCACGTAGTCTATAATGCTTGCCTCCTGCTCCTCTGAGCAGTGGCGTTCGATGGCCTCCTCAATTATGGATACAAGCACTTCGGCTTCGCCCTCTTCCTCTAAGTCGATAAGTTTTATGAAATTCATTTCATTTTTTGTCTAAATTTATCAAGTACAGAATCGGAAACGCGAAAATGCTCAGGCATTGCTTCGGTTTGTTGCTCGCCAATTTCTGTCTTGCTTATCCAGTCAATCATAACCCTCTCGTCATCAGAGATTTGCACAAAGTATAGGTTGCGGTAGCTGTCGAGACCAATGACCTCTATGCCTCCACTTCTTGGATACTTGGTTGCCAGGGTGCGATGCCAGGTCTGGTCGTCTTGGCCATTGTGGCCCTTAACGAGTTCGTCTAATTGCGTTTTTGATGGTTTCATTTTTTGAGTTTACCAGAAAGCCCCGCAGCTCCATTACGGCTTGCGGGGCAGGTGTCTTCTCTGGCGTGAAGAGCTACTATTGCTTGGTGGGATTAGGCAACGATTAGAAAGGCGACTCGGCCAGCTCTGGCTCCTGAGCAAGCCTGGCATCAAGTTCCGCTTTCTTTTCTGAGAGGAAATTGCGAACCTCTTCGCGTTGGGCATTAACATCTGCCTTAGGCGAACCTTCTCCTGCCTCAAAAATTGGAGACCTGAATTGAATGTCTCCAGTCTTATGGTCTTTGGCACCTGTGCATTTGACGCTCTTGGCCCCCTTATGGGATTTGCCAAACTCAATCCAAGGGGTGAGTGAGCATCCCTTAACTAGGACGCGAACAATTGAACCATCCTCAATCTCTGAATTTGTGCAGTTTATTGTGGATGCGTAAATAACGCCCGTGAACTTAGCACCGTATTTGCCCTGTGCCTCGTATTTAATGTCCTTCCATGTGCCAGATAGTACAACCTCTGGCCCTCCGTCCTTGAAGATTTGGACGTGCTTAGAGACGTTGTGATCCTGTGCCTCATTGCTAAAGCAAGTACCGAATTGTTTACTGTAGCCACTAATTGAATGGGCCTCCTCAAGTTTAACAAACTCAATGCCGTCAACGAAGACATTCTCCTTTTTCTCCTTATCGTAATACTTGAACTTGCCAGCATCTTTACCGCCAGCCCATTCGAGTGTGAATCTTGCAGGGTTTACTGTGTATTTTTCTTCCATAATTATTTAATGATTAAATTAGTGATAAGAAGCATTATGTTCAGATTGCCTTTAAGGTCAAGCATTAATTTCATCTATTTCCATAAAGGCAAAGGCAGCTAAATATGCTCATTAATTCGCGCCTCTACATCGACCAGACTCGCCGCTCATGATATTCCTCGGCCCGTAATATGTCAATAAAAAAATAAATCCCTAAGCTTTAAAGGCTTAGAGATTTATAGGGTGGTTTTTTCTCTCAGTTTTTGAGAAAAATGGATTACAGCACAAGCCACATCGTGAAAGCAATCAATGAAATCATTCCAACGATGGTCAAATAACATTGAAAAGCAAAAAATATGCCGTTTCGGCGCAATCGCCTTAAATCCTTTTGATAATTATTTTGAGCTTGTTTCTTCATCTCAATCATTTTTTTCCTTCTTTTGTGGTTCATAATCCATACTCTGCAAGAATCAATTCCAGCTCGGCCTGATTAACTGCCTCCGCTGGCTGCTGCTGTTTAAATAACAAATTAACCCCTGCCTGGGTTTCGTTTGGCCCGTAGGGATTGCCCACGTAGGCCACAGATGCCTCCTTTGATCGGTTAAAAAAACCGACCGTTTCGCGACTTAACCTCACGGTTTGAGGTTACACTCCTTTGCATCGTAAATGTCCCTGAGATCGTCGAAAAACGTCCCGATTGTGGTTCGGGCATCGGTCATTGTTTGATCGAATTGATCGTCTCCTGAATCCACCGAGAGCTGTTTCCGTTGGATAGACCTGATGGTACTCTCCAAGCTACAGAGCTGCTGATCAGCACCTTCTCGATGCCCGTTCATGACATCC